TATTTTTTAGAGTTTCTAGTTAACTCACCATGATTAAAGTCTGTAAGTTGTCTAAAAGCTTTTTCCTGTAGTACACTATCTCCTCTATAATCAGCACGATTAGAAGTGTGGTTTAGTTTGGTTTTTTCTTCAGCAGTAAACACATCTACCATTATTACATTGCCATCTGCATCCAATGTTCCATCTGGATCTTTTACTCTTCTATTTTTTATAGTGTCCTTGGCATCTCTACCTAGCTGATATTTACCATCATATGCGTCACGATAACCACCTACTGCTGCATAAGGGTCACTCTCACCACCACTTTCTATTTTAGCTATAGGTGCTTTTATTATTTCAAACATACCATCCTGCAAAGCTGTTACTGGAGCTTTAAGGTCTTTACCTTCTTTATTATTATATCTATTATCCTTTAATGCTTTTTGAGTAGCTTCATCAACTGGTTGTCCTTCTACAGCATTTGCAGGTAGCCCTGCTGTTGCTTGAAACTTTCTTAGTTGTCTAGCTGTTCCTTTACCTAATTTACCATCTGCTACTAGGTCACCCATAAGTGTTGTGTATCCTAGATCATTTAATCTTTTCTGAACTTTTTTTACCGATTCATAAGCTACATCATCAGCAGCAACTTCGGATGTATCAAAATCTTCCTTAACAATATTTGTTTTTGACATAAGCCCTGTAAGTGTTTGTGGTACATCATCATATCCTGTTACAGATTGTGATTCTGCGCCTAGCTCTGGTTCAAACTCTTTGTCTTCCATAGAAATACCAGACTGATAGAACTGTGCGTCAGGATCAGTTAGGTCAACATCATCTGACTTGACGTATTCTTTTACTTTGTTCATATCGGTAGCTTGTGGTATTAGAAGTTGCGCTCCTGCTACTATAGTGTTTCCAGTTTTATCTTCTAATGCATTTACTTCTACAAGATCTTCTACAGTAACACCTTCTCGTTGAGCAATCTCACTAAGTGTCTCTCCTCTTTCTATAGTATGTACTTTACTATTAGGAGCTACCGCTTGTTTTATTGTTGTAAGGATAGAGTTCTTTGCCAAGTTTGGATTAGAGCTAGGAGATGGAACCTCATCATAGGTACTGGCATCATTGTAAGTATTCATACCTTGAGTACCAAACATACTATCTATATTCTGCTGTATGGTAGCATAATCAGCAACTCCAGACTCAGTTACCTGTGGTACAGTGAGAAGAGATTCGTTATCATAAGCATCTATTAACATTGAATCTCTGTCTGGGTCAGGTGCGCCAAACAAGTTAGCACCAAAGTTCTTCAGCCCATCATATATCTTCTGATCAAATGTTCTATTATCTTCTTCATCTTTCTCAGTGTTAAAGGTTAAAGGGGAACCTAGCCCTGAAGTAATTGTTTGAGTAACCTCATCATAGGTACTACCAGAGTTTTGTTTGCTGTTCTTTGCTTGAGTATCTTTTACTTTACCGTACTGTTCGTAAGCGTTTATAACTCTGTTTTCATTGTACATTGTACTACCCTTTACCGAAGAAGATATTTTGCATGGCGGTTTCTGTGAGTTTGGCAGCGAAGCTCCCAAGCCCTTCTGAAAAGGCACTACTACCAGAACCGTCAGAAGAAATTTGTGCAGTTGCAATCGCATTATCCCTTGCCATAGCGTTTTCCCCAGACTTCCAAGCCCATCCTAATATGTCTCGCTCTCTCTGTAGAACCTCGTCATAGGCTGCTCTTGTTAAGTTATTGGCGACCATAGCAGCATCTCTGTTCGCTTGGTTCTGTGCTGCATTATCTGCAGTAGTCACATTCTGCATCCATTTAGCGTTTGCTTGAGCTATTACAAGATGGTTTGCTGCGTTAAACTGATCTCGTTGATTTACTTGTGATGAGTTAAACTTGTTTATTGCGTTGGCTTCTCCAGCATTAAACCTATTCATAGCATTCTGCTGTTCTGTATTAAACTGGGATACCTGTGTCTGTAGCCCTGCGAAGAACTGATCTGTCTGGTTCTGCGATGTAGCGTTGAATTGGCTTGCAGCATTTTCTGCAGCTTGATCACTTAGTATAGAACTTATGTTTGCTTGCGCTTTAAACATAGTTGTCTTTTGTTCGTTGTCTAAGTTCTGCATATCCATCTGTAAGAAAGACTGTGCATTCTGCGCTCTTGCTTTTTGACGGTTATCTAAGTTAGTCATGTCTGCCTGTGACATAGATGCAGCATCAGCCATCACCTTAGCCTGTGAGTTTGATAGGTTAGCTAAGTCTACCGTCTGAGCCATACGTGCATTCTCTAATGCTACCTGTTGATCTGCAGTAAAGTTCATGTTAGCTACTTCAGAGATCCTCGCTGCATTCTTTACTTTAGTTTGGAACTTCTGATCAAAGTCCATACCCATAAACTTAGCACGTTGTTCTGCTTTTAACATAGCCATCTGTTGCTTATTAGATGCATCCTGTGCAGCTATAGGTAAAGCTGCTTCCATAGCAGACTGAACTATAGCCATACCTGCCATACTAGATGCTGACAATCCACGTGCAGCCATTGCTGCTGATGCATTACGCATAGCTCCTGCAGCCCATGCAGGTGTTTCACCACCATCAAAGTCTTGCATCAAGTCTGCCATTTCATCCTGTACAGACGCAGCCTTGACTTCACCTGTACCAAATGCAGAATCTACTTGCGACTGATCTACACCACTACCATCTATAAGTTGATCTGGTGTTACCTCTAGATCAGCAGGAGCATTTACCGTCTGTGCCTGTCCTAACTGTGCAGCATTTAAGTTTAATGAAGCAAGTTTATCAGGATCTAATTTAGCAGGGTCAACCTGTGCCTGTGCGCTTACATTGCCCTGTGCAGAATTAATATTGTTTACAGATGCTGCTACATCACCCTGTGACATTACAGCTTTTTGATAACCAGCATTAGTCTTAGCTGCTGCTGAAGCATCCTGAGCTACATTTCCCATCTGTAAGGTAGCCTGATCCGCTTGACCTGCATTACCTGCTTGTTGGTCTATCTGTGTAGCAGCCCCTCCATCATTAGATACAACATTTGCGGTTGTAACCATTTTTGTAGGGTCTGTCTGTATTTGTTTTGTGGTTTGGCTTCCTGATAGTACACCACTTCCTGTGCCTGTTCCATCACCACCTCCACTGTCGCCGTTACCACCACCGCTTTCGTCAGCAGTATCTTCGGGTCTAGGTGTAACTCCCATATCAGCTTGCGCTGCTGCAGTATCAGCAGCCACTTGAGCAGGAGTTTTACCGTGGCTAAAGTGTTGGGGATTTATTGGTGTGCCGTCAGGATTACGAGTCGGCTGATACCTTGGATCTCTCAACTGTGCTGCAGTAAACTTTCGCATAGGTCTTTGTCGGCCCGAATCTCTTGCAGCTTGACGTATTTGCTCTCCAAGATTTGCATTGACAGGTTTACCTTCAACCATCTGCCTAGCTGCCATAGTATATGCACCCATCTTAGCGGCTGCTGAAGGGCTGGATGCTAAGAATAAGTTTATAGACTTTTCATCTGAAGGTCCATCATAGCCCAACGCTGGTAGTATTTTTTTCTGTAATGTTTCAGGCTTAAACCCTACAAATTTCTGAGCCATATTTTTATTTCCCTATTTGCATCCACAATGATGCGGCAATGAATGTTATTACTGCTACAGTTGACATCTTAATTACGGTTGACCAAATACCTTTACGTGTATCACGCCATGCTTCTAACAAGCTACGGATCTCAACTATATCTTTACGAGCGTCATCATCATGTAGACCTACTTCACGTAGTGCTGCTGTAGCTCCACGCTTGGCTGCTCTATCCAACATAGCTTCTAGTTCATCAGGAGTCATTATGCGAAATCACCAATGTAGTTAGTGAGTACTTGAGTAGAACTCATAATATAATATCCTATCACACTTATCTCGTTAGCACCAGTACTTTGTACAATAGTTGCGCCATTTACAGGTGTCTTAGCAGCAGTAGGTAAAGTAAAGCTATAGCCTCCTGTACCATTCTGTACAATTATTATATGCCCATATTGACCAACAGTTAAATTAGTAAATGAAAAAGTTGTAGCGGCACTGATAGCTACTTTAAAGTGATTAGATAATGAAAAGTCTATTGCAAGTGTACCGCCTGTTGCATTTAAATCTGTCTGGGTTTGTGTTATTGGTTTATCTGCTGCTAGTGTTCCTGATATATGTATATCTTTCCACTTCTTTGAGGAAGATCCTAAATCTCGTGTATCATCTGTATCAGGTATTAAATCAGTCTTTACTTCACCACTCAAAGATAAGTCATCTGTAGTGAGGTTACCTGCAAAATAACCGTCTTTCCAACGGAGTCCTGTCTTACCGTTGTCTACAAGATTGTTAACTTTTGGGAAGATTGCACTGGAGTCTACTTCTAGTTCATTAGAAGGTCCAACTTTATTTATAGTAGCGCCACCACCTGTAGTACCATCATGGTTGTGACCTGATGAAGCATTCATAGAACTTTCTATTGCGTTGTATTCATTGTTAAACAAATCAGCATCAATAGGATTGCCGTTAGCTAACGCTCCTGTAGTATCCTGTCTAGTATATCCTGCTGGCATTTACTTCTTCCTTATTGTCTGTCGTTTGTTTTGTATTCTAAGATACAAGTATCTACTGTAAATATAGGGTTAGAACTTTTATCTGATATACGCAATGCTATAGTATCTCCTGATCCTATTATATTTGTTGGGTATATCTTTTCTAGAGTAGATCCGAAACTACTCCCACCTGATGCTGCAAAGCTTACACCAACACCGCCAAAAAAAGCTACGGAAACTCCTGAAGTTGTTATGTCTATCTTATCTGGTTGTACAACATTATTACGTGTTTTTGAATCGAAGTCAAACTTTACATTAAAATCAATATCAACAGTACCTTCAGGATCTAGAAACCAAACAGCTTTATAAAAAGTTTTTCTAATCTGTGGATCGTCTATAGGCATAAACGCTGTCTCTAGGGTAGCCTCCACAGATGTACCATCGAAGGTAGTGCCTGTGTCCATTATATATGTAAAGCCGTCACTGTTACCAAAGGCTATTGTCTCTGCGTTAGCATTATAAACACTATCTATAGCACCTACCTTTATTCCTCTAGTAGTAGACCATTCAATACCAGCAGAACCTTGAGCAGATTTCTTAGTAGCTATCAACCCTTTAGCAGACGAAGATGCTTGCGATGCTTGATATGCAAATATCCTATACTGAGACTTCTCTCTAAATACAGCACTACAATAACTAGTAGCTCCGCTTAAAAATGAGGCTGCGTCTTCTGCAATTTTATCAGAAGCAACATCTAGAGCAAAATCACCAATACGATCTGTCGCACTAAGAAGTCTCAGACCATCAGGTGCTAGGTACATTATGTCTCCACCTATCTCCTGAACCGTGTCACCATTTATACATCCTATCTTTTCTGTAATAGGTTGTAATTGAAAATCTGATGAAGATGTACCTGTTAATCTACTGATTGTATCTGTGGTGAATATGATAAGTTGATCACGAAATACTGCTATACCTGTGATGTCGTGAGATAAACTTATAGTACCTGCACCGTCTGCTGCTGAGAAATTGTCTATTGTGTAGGGTGCTGTAAATAGAAGAGTGTGATCTTTAGTATAGAAAGCTGTGTTCTTAAATATTACAACACGATCAGAACCCTGTACATCTGTATTTATTTTTGCACTTGAGGCTGATAGGTTTGTTTGAGTATTACCGCTTACATCATATATACTAGGAAAGCTCACACCATCTACAAAAATAATCTTATCACTACCATCTAGATTATATGCTGCGTGATTTACTTTACCACCATTAGAATTACTACTTATATTAGTGTTAGTCCAACCTGAACCTGTACTGTAGTAGTATCCTGTCTTACCTACATCAGTAGCACCCAGTTTACCAAAAGTAAGTACTACGTCATTAGCTATAGATTGTGCAGATGAAAGTGTTATATTGTTCTGGTCTGCAACTGCAGTAACTTCTACATCACCAGATATACCTGTACCTGTAACAGTCATTCCTACTTCTATAGTACCATTGTTAGTGTCTAACACTAAAGCTGTAGCACTACTTATTGCACCATTTACTGCAGCAGTAACAGTTGCATAAGCTGTGACAGCAGCAGTATTTATTTTACGTGCAGCTATTACTCTGCTACTAGATATTACTTTAACTCCAAGTATATCTCCTGTGCCTGGAACTGCAGTAGTACTAAATTTTGCATAGCCTCTTATCTTTGTGTAGCCACCTTCTTTGTCTACCTCAAAGTTTTCCAATGTAGAAGCAGAACCTACAGCATTCACTCCTTGCTGTAGTAGGCTCATGTTAGAGATTAAGCCACCTTTCATCTCTACAGGAAATGTTGCCCATTGTGTTGCCATTAAAAGTGTACTCTTCTATCTCTAATGTAATCAGATCTATTTATGTGCTGGGTTCTTAGGTACTTGATACCTTCTGTAAACATTTGCTTTGACATGTTAGCCATCTGTGCATCGTTTCTAAACTGATACACATAATACATAGCACCATTTACAATTACGTGTCTATAGGACTCAGGTATACTTGGTACATCTGCAGCTAAAACTAAATCAAACCCTAGTATGTAGTATTCATAAGTAAGGGTATACGCTTTATCTGGCTCTGGTGTTAATATAAACTCTCTACTAGGCGCACGAACTATAAATCTTGGCATACCTCTATTGGCTGTACCACTATCATACTCTTGATCTACATACTTTTCTAAATACTCTTCGTACTGTAGTGCTTTAAGGTATTGTGTTCCATTACCTAGTGTAGCACTCCTCTGTATCCTAAACGATTGCATGTCAAGTGTTTTAGCATCTACAGGAAAGGGTTCTCTAGACACACCTGCAACAAGAGTAAGCTCTTCTTCTACGTGGTTCCAAGGCCATTCAAACTCTTCTTGATTGATAT